AGCAGTTACTACAGCCCAATTAGCTATCTGCCATAACTTCATTAATCCTAAATAAGTTCCTATTGTAATAGCCATTCCCTGCAAGAAAGGATGTATCCATTCCCATTCCTGCAATTTATCATTGATCAACGCTATTTTATCCGCCCAAAACTGGAAACTATCTCCTAATACATCTATAAAAGGTTTTGCTACATCATACATTCCCATTACATATTCAGCTACAAAAGGAAATATAATAGATGCAACTGTACCAACTAAATTAAATGCATTAATTAATCCATCCATTGCAGGCTTTAAGAATATAATAGCTGTATCATAAATAGCCCATAAAGCATCTCTAACAGGATCTATTGCAGGAGCTAATCCCTCAGCTAACTCACTCATAGCCTCAGACATTCCTTCAAATATTCCACTACCTAAATCTCTTAAAAGCTTTAATTTATCTCCAAACTCTGCTTTAATTGTAGCTCCAGCTATTGTTAAAACATTTATAGCCCTATAAGCTCCATTAACTAAATTATCAAACATTCCAACAGCTACTCTCTCTAAACTCTTGAATAACTGCTCATTTGTATCTATTAATTGAATAATATCTTGCATAGGTTTCTTTATAGTATCTAACATACTTCTTCCAATATCTTGTGCCCTACTACCTAACTTACCCATGATAGTAGAAAATAATCCAGCTCCAGTAGTAGCTAATTTCTCAGCCCCGCCTTCAAAATATGGACTTAATTTTTGCTGAACTACTTTATTATAAGCCTCTAACATCTCTGACTCAGATAAATCTGCAAAATTACTTGCTCCCATCATCTCAGCCATATCAGTAGAAGTTATCTTAAAGCCAAACTCTTTCATTCTTTCTCCTTCTCCAACTTTAAGATCCGCTAAAGCCTCTATAGCATCCTGCAAACTCTTCTCAGGATTAAGGGCAGCCATATTTTCAGCCAATTTAACTAATTCCATAGCCTGATTAGTATCTCCCTGAGCAACATTAATAGCCCTTGCTCCTGCACTAACTACCTCAGAAGTCTTAAATGGAGTAGCATTCGCATTTTCTCTTAATGTATTAATAAAATTATCTCTAACCTGATCTAACTGATCTCCTTGCAATTCAGGATTATTAACACTAATAAAGTGCCTCATTGCTACCTCTTGCTGTTCTAAATCAGCTCCTTGCTTTAACATAAAGCCAGCTCCAGCACCTACTCCAGCTATAGTAGCTGTAATAGCAATAGGATTTAATGCAATATCTTTAATCTTATCTTTTATACCTTTCAACTTACTTGTAGCTCTATCTCTAATGCTTACTAATGGATTAGCCCTTGATCTATCAATCTGCTCAATTCCATCTTTTACTTTATCAGCGTGCCTGTCAACTTCTCTCATTGATTTTACAGCCCTGTTATTATTAACATTCATTTTTCTTGTAGTCTCTAATCCATCCATCATCCTATCTACTTTTTCTGCCTCATCTTTAAATTCTTTCTGCTTTTTTATGATATTTCTCATAGTAGAAGTAAAATTATCTTTTAAGCTAATCGTATTTCCAAACTTCAATTAACTTACCTCCCCTCTAAAACATGAAAGGACAGGCAAATCCGCTCTTGCTCATCTCTTTCATTTTTTTATTTTTATCTTTAAGCTCTCTCTCATAAAAAGCTCTAACTACAGTCAATTCTCCTCTATTCATATTATAGAATTCAGATGGCTTAATACCCTTTTCTTTCCAATAATAATACATCATTTCAGTATAGCCATCCTCTTCTATTAGTTTTTTACCTCTTCTACCGCCTTATCTCCAAAACCACTAAGATCTGCAATTTCTCCATATAATCTTGTAATCTCTCCCGGCAATAACAATTTATTTACCAATTCTTTAGGAGTAGGAGCATTATATTGCTCTCTCAACTTACTATCCTTTAAATTCGGATCAACAACTCCTTCTAATACTGTAAATAATTGCATCTCATTAACATCAATATCAGGATTTTTATCCTTAATCTTAATTGCCTTTTCCTGAATACTCTCATATTTAGGAGCAGAAATAGCTCTAACTGTAAAAATTACATCATCACCTAAAGCCTCACTTAACCTTTTAATCTTAACTCTCTTCTTTGGAAACTTAATTTTCTTATCATCCGCACTCATTAAAATATCTAATACTTTTCTATCTGCCATCTAATATCATCCCCTTATATTTTTTAAAAATAAATAAAAAAAGGGTAGAGCCTATATAAAGCTCTACCCAACTAATTAAAAATCAATTTCATCAATATAATCAAAATCAGTAAAAGTAAAAGACTCTTCACTCTCAGTAATAGATCCAGTCTCCCAATTAGCAAGAGTTAAACTATCAAAGCTAACTCCTTTAATAGCTACACGCTCTGCACCATAACTATCAGGATCTTTCAATTTACTAACAATAACAAATCTTGCATCTTTACCTCTTTTTAACTGTTCAGTCAACGCTTTCCCAATTCTCGTAAATACTTTATTAAGTCTTAATGTACCTGTACCATTCCAGCCAGTCATTTTCTGATCTGTTCCTAACTGGCGAGGCAGATTAATATCTTCTTTATTTATTTCAATAGTAGCCTCTAATCCTTTAGCCTCAGCTACCTTATCATCATTTAGCCAAACCTCTAATGGAGATAGATTAACTTTAATAAATACTTGATCATCAGTATTTGCCTCTTTAATCTGCTGTTCACTCCATGTACTAACATCCATTCCCTGACTCTTCAGGAATATTCTCTGAGCCTCAACATCAATCATTACTGTATTAGACTCAACTTCTCCATCCTCTTTTAATAATCCATCCATTTCTAACTGCTCATTATAGCCATTAATAGCATTTACTAACAATACTTTATTATCATAACTATTAGCATATTTACCAATATAACTGTCCTCAGCAGTAGTTCTAATATCTGTGTACCATAGATCAAGAATATCTACAATCTTAATCTTCTTCCATCCTGATCCTTTATCCTGAGTAGTAGTTACAAAACTATTTACAGCCCTTGCAACTTTCACTTTCTCACCATCATGATAGATTTTAAATTCTCCAGCATCAATGGCATCATCAATCTCAGTCTTAGTTAATAATGGTACTCTATCTACCTCAGGTAGAGGTGCAAATGTAGCTGAAATTGTTAATGGAGTACCAGCTAACAATCCTGCAATTCTCGGTGTATATTCCTTAGCAGTATAAGTAGTACCATTAACTTCAATACCATCAGTAGTGAAATTAATTACACCCGGATAATCCGCATTTGTATTAGCCAAAATAGCTTTAACTTTCTTACCTAAATTATCTCTCCAACTCTTAACCTGTAAATAGATATCATTACTATCAGTTCCTGTATCATCATCTGCATCAGGATAGGCTAAATAATCAAACTTAACCATTTCTAAATCACCTAAGATTTCAGAAAGTGTAGTAGATCCTCCTGTAATATCAGCTACATATAACTTAACTGATAAAGGAGCATTTACATATCCAGTCAATGCTTGCTTTACATATTCCTGATTTTTATCAGATAATCCAGCAGGAATTTCATCTAATAAAACAACCTCATGCATTCCCAATTCTGTAACATCATCTAAAATTAACATTACTACTCCACGCTCTCCACGCTGAATAGCAGTTATACCTGTTTCTTTAAACTCAATATTTATGCTTGGTAAAGGCATCTATTCTCCTCCTTTTATTCATTTATTACCAATTCACCCATTAACATACGATCAGGTAAATTATAATCAATATCTCCACTCAATTTTAAATCAAAACTAACCCTTAACTCCTCATCAACAATATTCCCACTTAAATTCTCTATTTTTGCATAACGATCAGAATTTTCAATAGGAATTGACTTATCAAATAAATTTAATAACTTACCCAGCTCTCTTAATTGCTCCAATTTATCAGCAACTCTATAATCATTACGATTAGCAAAATAAACTATATTAAATATGAATGTATCCATATAATGATCATGACTTAAATCGCCTCTATTAACATCCACAAATTTCACAAAAAAAGAAGGCCTTTTAAAGCCTTTAGGAACTTTCTGTATATACTGAGTAGTGTCAGGATAATCTTTCATGATCTGCTTGCTAATACTATTTATAATTTTTTCCATTACCCATTCAGCTCTCTTTCAATTTCCCTCATGAAATCTTTAACTTCTCTTCTCCATTTTTTATCTGATTTATTTTTACCCTTCTTAAACATATGTGCTCCTTCAATAAATTTATCTTTAAGCATCATACCTCCACCCTCAAAATAAGGTATATATTGAAAACCCTCAG